TTAGCGACCCATAAACCTGGCCTGGGCAGTTCTCGCATTCACTGGTAGCGAGTAACCCACGAGACATAACTGGTCGAGCGCAAACAGCACCACCGATTCCGCGCCCGCTGCTACCGCCAAATTCCATTCCTTGTTCCATGGCGTCGTGTAATCGCCGATACCCACCAGATGACTACTCTGCGACGGCGGAAAGCCGAGCTGTTGTGGCAACTGGATTGACTCGCGCGCCAGATCCAGATTGCGATCGCCGGTGTAAGTGAAGTTCTCGGTCTTGAGGCAAGCAAGGTTGGCCGGTGTCCATGAGGCTGTCGGGTAGTTGATCAGCTTGTTTAGCGCTGTGTTGTTTACGTCCGGCGGGTAAAGCACCTCGAACTTCGCGTTCGGCACCGATTGACGCACGAACGTCATGATTGCCTGCGTGAATTGGCCGATAAGGCCGGGTAGGAAGGCACACTCGTTTGGATACTGAGTCGGGTCGGCGTTCTGGCTGGAAATAATCGCCATCGGATGCCCATAGGCCGTCTGATACGCGGACGTCGTGTAGGTATCGTAGAACGGCATGCCACCGTTGGCGGCCATGTACCACCATTGAACCTCGCCGAATTGCAGATACGGAGTCATGCCGGCTTGCGACATGATCTGCGCCATGTCGAGATACGCTTGCTGCCAGAATGCCGTGCTCTCGGGGCTGAAGTTGGTCTGTAGCGCCGGCGTGTTCACCATGCACGCAGTACCGTCGGGATAGCGCTGTGCAATGCCCGCAGCGCTACTCGGGTCCCCGTTGCCCAGTTCCATGCTGAATGACGCGGTGACGCTGGTGCCGTAGCTGTTCATCGCCTTGAGGTAGCTGAGCGTCCAGTCCCTGGCCGCACGGTTCATCCGCGGGACGGTCGTTAGATCCGTGCGCCAGGTTCCATCCTGCCCACCGGAAAGGGAAATCGTCGCCGGACTGGCCGTAAACTGCGTGCTATTGGTACTCACTCTAAGTCCGATGTTATTGCCTGCCGAACCTGACAGCCGCGAGGTGATCGTGAGGCTGGCCCCGCTGGCTTGCGCCCATACCTCGGTTGATCCCGCGTTGATCAGCAGTTCGAAGCAGGTGGCAATGCTCTCGGCCGTGTCGCCGATCAGATTCCAGTGCTGCAACGCCGTACCGTCCAAGTCGATCTCTGTCTCTCCACCCGCCCCGAACTCGGGCTGTCCGGCGAAAACGATCGTTGCAAACGCGTACTGATTGCCTGAACAGATCAGTTCGTAGAACCAGAGCGCTCCAGCATAGTGATTCAGTCGACCGGCAAACCCCAACGTGTTTACGAGCCACGCCGTTCGCTCGGGGGCGAGCGCGAGAGAGTGGTTCGTATCCCAGTCCGTCGCCGCCGCCGTCGTCAACATCGCAGTGAATGTCGGCAGGTCGACTGTTGGGACGACGATTTCGAGAAAGTCGAAGTACACCGGCTCGCCTGCCGCGCCCGAACTGGTAATCGTGACGTTGTGCCCAACGGAGGCAGCACGCTGCCCCAACGGCACGCGCATAAGTGCGTCCTCGCCAGCGAGCGCCAGGTTGATTACGATCGGTGCGCCACCGTCCACTTGCACTGTGACCTGTCCACCGTTCGTCAGCGCCCTCGTTCCAAGGTACAAGGCATGCGCAACCGCAGCGGTATAGGAGCAGGCGACGGCAGAGCCCGGAGTTATCGTCGAGTGAATCGACCCACCTGAGTAGTTCCCGATCTGGGACGTCCAACTTCCGGAATACGTGAGCTCGGTGGAATCGTCTTCGATCCGCCGGCTGCCCGGTCCCGCCACTTGATACTCCGCGCCGGTCCCGGCAACTGCCCAGTCCGACACGACTACCGAAAACTCGCCGCGTTGGAAACTATCCGGCTGGACGTCCACCGCCCAGGTCCATCGCAGCTTCCGCACGTTCGTCAAACTCTCGGCGGGAATCGAGACGCCGTTAGAATCCGTCAGGTTCGCGAAGTCCAGATCCACTCGCCATCCGGCAGGCGACACACCGCCCTGAAACAGCCCTGAAAGGGGCTTCCAGGATTCCGTACCGGCACCGTAAACGGTCCCGTACACCCCAATTCGATTGCCGTTCGCTCCCGAGACCCCCAGATAAGTCAGCGTAATTGTCGAGCCCTCTGCCGTGGCGCTCACTAACCCTGTCTGCTGATTCGCGGTGATCGCGCCGGCCAGAGCCGCAACTGCGCTGGTCAGCGTGTCCCCGGAGACAAACTGGTAATTGTAGTGTTGGTCCAGCCAAGCCAGTTCGATGTAGTCGCCGGTTGATGGAGTGCCCTGCAACTGGAACTGTACTGTGGCGGGAACCGCGTTCGACAAGGGCGTCGCGTACCGCGACAGAGGGATTTCGTATATCTGTTCGACTCCGCCGGCATCGGCCCAGATTCTGAGGTATGGCCAGGGTTGCGTCGGGTACCAGGTGGAATCGAGACTGATACAGTTCGTGCGGACTTCCTGGTAGGATAGCTGCAATTCGCTCAGATCTCCGTCCGGCAGACTGCGCAAGGACGGGTATTCGAACACATTGTCCCGGTTCCACTCGAGTACCGTCCAGTCGGACTGGCTTCGCCAGCACCCGGAGATCGTGAATCCGCTCGGGCTAGTCTCACTTAATGCCGCGATAGCCGACGGCTCGAAGAAGTAACACTGGAGATCGCGGTCCGGTCGCAGTTTGGACAGGTTATCTCCCATCAGAGTCGGATGATCACGGTCAGGTCCGCGCCCGGATATGTCTGTCCCACCGATTGAACGGCCAGCGTGATCTGATCTCCCGCCGCCAGGGGGGGCAGGATTCGCCCGCTGACGTCGTTGGAGATCGTCTCATTTGCCTGAAACATCATCTGACAGTAAGCTATCCCGTTGCGGTTCAGTTGCAGTTGCACCGTCGCGTCCGCCGCCGTGCCGAGTACTGCGTAAACATCCCCCACCGAGTGCGCGGCGTCCACCACCAGCGCTGGCGCTGCCGATTGGTCGACGGCCAGGAACCCCTCCACTTGAATGCAGTACTGCCCTCCCGAAAGCGTTCGCAGCCCTTCATCGACCGTGTGCGTCAAACAAGCGCTCGCCGTCGGGCTATTTCCTTTTTGGTTCGTCACAAACAGTTGCGCACTTGCCACCCTCGCGTCCGGAAGCGGCACCGGAAAACTCCATGTGCCACTGTAGGTGCTACCAAAGAACCTCGGAGGAAACACCGCCGTCGATGTCAGTCCTGCCAGGTGAAAGACCGCTGTCTGCGCGGCGTGCGCGTTCACCGGACTGCTGTGCGCGCCCCGCTGCACCGTGTATTGCGCGCCGCCGTCGCCGACCGCGCTGACCTCGATCACCTCGTTATCGATCTGCAAAATGTCTCCAGCCTGCGCGGGCCCTGGTGCGCTTAGCGTCAGGGAAGTGTCACCCGACCCTATGGCGTTGGCAAGCGCAAAGACACTGGCACCCTGCAGTTCGTCCCAGTAATATGCCGTCAGCGTCGCGGCTGAGACTGTCTCGGTGTTGGTCAACGTGCTGAATGAAATGCCGCTCAGGTCCAGTGTCCCGCCGCTCTTTCCCGCACCCAGGCCGAAGAACGGAATCGGCGGCACGGCGCTATCGCTGAAGCCGCTCCCACCGATCTGCCACCGTGTCACCGTCGATAGCACCGGCGGGCACTCGATGTTCGCCGCATTCGCCGAACGCCCCGTCACCTGCACCGTCTCGCCGCCTCGATTGGGGACGACGAAGCTCATCGGACTGCTCTTTGCTATTCCGCCAAGATGCCAGCTCGCCTCGGCCACCACAAAGTGGCTCGTAGCGTCCGGCGGCACCACCCAGGCGCTCGGAAGCGTAAGCGTCGTCGCATCGTTGCTGGCTATCGACGCCTCCTGTCCGGCACCTGTTCCTCGCGTTATCCGCAAAATCATGCCCTGGTAGCAGTTCGCTCGCATTTCCAGGCTCCCGTTGCCAACCGTCGTCGGCGAGAAACTGCTGGCCGCCATTTCTGGCTGGAGTTCCATGCGCCAGTAGAGATTAGCGTGATCGAAGTTCCGATCCGGCGGGGCAATCAATTCCGGATAGGCGCCGGAGTCGGTAAAGCTCGCTGCAATCGCTTGACTCGACGCAATCCGCGGCAAATTGGCTGGGGTCGTCCCACGATAGACGTTGAACGTGCTTGTCCCCGGGCTAAAACTCAGCCCTGTTAGCGTCACCGACGAATCACCGCCTATAACTACGGCCGCCACGATAAATGAAAGAGCGCTTTCGACTCCCGATGCGTCCACACCGGAAACCGCATAGTACAGAACTTGGTTCGCGACAAGCGTGCCTCCCGCTCCAATCGTGGCGCTCAGACTGATCAATGGAACGCCGGGGCCCGCGGCAGTTGAGGCCGCCGGTGCCACGAAGCTCACGGCTAAGCTAGCCTGCATCGTGCCGTCAGTGCTCGTCGTATCCGTCTCGGTAATGCCGAACTCTACCAGTCCGTCGGCATCGACAACGCTCCCCAACAGTGGCCTCGGAACTCCAGTCGTCGCAATCGACTGTTGGTTCGCTCCCGCCGCCGAGCTGTTTTGCCCGTTCGAGTCCAGGTACCACGCGTCGTCGTGGATCTGAGCCGTGATTACGGCGGTTCGGTAATTCGTCGCCGGCGAAACCTTTAAGACCCGGAATGGCTCTCTGATCAGCCCTTCCTTTTGATACGTGACCGTGATTAGATCTCCCGGTCTGATCCCGAACGCCATGATGCTGGTTGCGAACTGAATGTAAGTATTACCCAACAGCGTCTTGTCCAGGTTGAACTTGAGCATTCTCGCCGCTTGGTCGTAATTGGGCAGCCCAATCGCCATCAACGTGGCGGTCACTTGCTGGCCTGTCCGGCTGACATCCTCGGGCTCTACGACCGTGTAGCTGTCTTGCTGATAACTGTTCAGGGCGTCCTGGAAGTCGATGCTTAACGAGTTCGGTGTGTCCGCGATACTGTGTGACGAAACCACCACGCTCGGCTCGCCCGTCGATCTCCGTAGAATCCCGGAGACGCCGGTTGTCCCATCGCCAAACTCGTAGGCCGGCCATCCTCCATTAAGCGATTCGGTGGTGTTCGACCACGTGTTTCGCCCCGGCTGCTGCAACGCGATCGAGTTTTCGACGTTCACCTGGAGCACGCCCCCGGCGCCATACGTCAGGTATAGCCGGGAAGCAGTCCGAATCCCGCGAATCGCGTCACCGGCGCTGCGTCTTTTTTGCAGCACCAGGTTACAGCCGAATCTTGGGATGCTGATCGGGTTGCCGTTCAGATCCGTCGAGTCGATTGGCTCGTCGCAATACGCCGCCGCAGGCGCCAGACTCGAGTAATCGATTTCGGAAGCCTGCCAGCCGCTCCGCCGGAGCATGTCATGCAGAATCCACACCGGGTTGCTACTGAATTCCTGGCTGATCTGGTTTCCCTGCGCATCGTACGTCGGGACCAGCATTCCTTGCGCCAGAACCTGAACCGACGGCAGCGCGTTTCCATCGCTAATCTGATTTGGCACGACAACCGACAGGTATGCCATGCCACCGTAGGGGTCTCCCGCCGGCTGGCCGGTCGAGTTCGTAAAGTTCAGATCGAACGCGCCATCTCGCGTCCCTAATGTTGGAATGTTGTACCACCCGGTGCCGGTCATGTTCTTGCCGTTCACGCCAAGCGGTATCTGATAGCCATTCACCAGCACTGTCAGTACCCCTTGCATCACGCCGACGCCTAACAACACCTCCATTCGCGTCAGATTTCCATCGTTGCGCGCGAATACGACCGGTGGGTAGTACCACGCCGTACCGTACACCATGGGGACATAGTCGTTGTAACGTGCCTGGTTCACCACCACGGCGGAACTCGTCCAGTCCTTGCCGTAACCCCGCACCGTGATCACCGGCGGGATGTATTCAATGCCGCCGAAGCGCGTGAACATTCCACGCGCCTGGCAGTCCGTCGAGGAATGACCGCACGACGTAAACGGCACGCCGTTGTTCAGGTTTCCGCGACCTTCCGGCAGGCCAGCCGAGTAACCGCACGGATAGTAAGTGGAATAGCTGCCCTCCGCGCCCCCGTCAATCGCCTCCTGCCGCTGAGTAGGCGTCGTCGGGAACGTCCACGGGCATGAGCGCTGAATCCTTATCTCGGGCAGAAACACACGCTGCATGCTCATCCGGTTCGTGGCCGTTACGCGGAGCGTCGCTTCCTTGATTTGGTCCGGAGGATTGCAGATTCCCTGAAACACCACTACGGAGTCCGTCAGAGGCGTAGCGTTGGGTAAGTCATAGAATATGAAGCTGACTGTGATCGTCGCACCGCGAAACCCCGTGCTTCGCTCGATCTCCGAGAAGTGCGAGTCTGCGTTGGCCAGCAGCAGTGTAATCGTCGGGCTTCCGTCGACGCCCTGGTCCGAAGCGGTCTGAATGTCGAATGCGCTGTGCTGCATTACGCGAGCCGCATAGAGCGTGCTTCCCACCGTGATGCCGTGGGTGCACCAGTGTTCGGCGCTTCCGTTCGGTAATACACAGTCGAATATCACCAGTGGCGTATTGGTGATTTCGCTTCCCTTTAGATCAGCGACTGTTTGCATAGAAGATGTTTACCGTTGCGGAGTTGTGATTCACGTCGGTGGAGGTAGAGGTGAATGCGTCGTCGCGGAAGCGCGCGTTCTCATAGACCGCGCCCGTCGTTCCGGTCTTGTATGCGGATGGCTCCGGCTGCGCTTCGACCTGGGGCCCGAAGACGCCGGCGGTCGCGCCCGCCGGCAGTTGAATGCCGAACTCGACTGCGGTGGCGGCAGCGTCCCCCACGCCGGCGATATGGACTCGACGCCACTGGGAACCCAGCGCGAACTGCGCCACGCTGCTCCCTAGCTGCAACTCCATCGTCACCGGTTGAGTGCTGAACGCATATACGCTGAAGCAGTATTGATAGGCAGTCGGTGCGTTTAGGGTTTGCTTCACACGCTGCGCATTCTGTCCCGAGTTTGCCAACTGCCACGCGTTGCTGCCGCCTAGCGGGTCCGCCACGCCGCCCAGCAGACTTAGAGACGGACTAGCCATCCAAGCGGCGTTCGTCAACACCTCGCTCCAGCCGAGCAGGTTTGCCACGGGGTCGAGAAAGGTGAACCCGGTCAGCGATCCTTCCATCTCCGCGAAGAACTGTCGCAGCGCTTCCGTCTCTATGTCGCTCAGATCGGCGTACTCTAGCTGCCACCCGATGGTCTCCCCCGCTGGGTCCGCCAGCTTTATTGTGCTCCCGTCAGCCGCCGCGTTCACGATGGTCCGCGGCCTTCGTTGCTTGACAATCGGGAACTGGCTCGTCACGCCGGTCACTAACTGCGGATAGACACTCATGGCTAACTTCGATTTTCCTTTACTATCACCGAGGTATCGCCGCGCATTTCGTCCACCGAAGTCAGGTCTATTCCGTCGGAGGCGAAGCTGCAGTTGCTGTAGGTCTGGTTGTCCCACGGATCCGTGAAGGCGAACTGGCCGAAGCTCCCCTGGTTAGATTCCAGGAAGTGCTCCAGCGCGGTCATTTCCGTCTCGTCCAGTTCGCTCAGGCGGATCGTCCATCGGTGTAGTGGCCCGGCGCAATCCCGGTACCGCTGCTCCGTGCCGTCCACGAACCGCAACACCTGGTTCTGAAACGCGATTATTCTGGTCGCCGGATACTGCATGACGGCGCTGGTTTTGAGGGTTGGAAATGAGGCCATGTCACAGATCGCTGATTACATCGTTGATCGAACTCATGTTCAACATCGCGCTGCGCACCGCCTGCGCGATGTCGCCACTGCGGTCCAAAATGGATTGCGCGTCCATCGCCTGTATGTTTAGCGTCATTTGCGGCGTCGCCGCGCCCCCCTGCCCGGCGCTGGTTCCGTTCCCCATCGTTGCAGAGCCGCTGATTGCGCTCGAACTGGCTGGGGAGTTACTCGTTGCGGCCGGGTTCGGCAGGGCCGTCTCCGCCAGTCGCGGCATCCCCAACTGATCGTAATCCGCCGCTGCCAACCCGTCCGGCGTATCCGCGCTTACGAAGTCGATAGAAGAGGGCCGTTCGTACTTCTCGAGTTTCGGTGGCGTCGAGTTGCCTCCGCCGAACAATCCCATCAGCCCGCTCACCAGCGGAACTATCCCAAGCCCACCTTCCATGAACGTCGTTAATGCCGATTCGATCGTGGCCCCAGTTCCACCCGTACTTTGTGTGCTCGCGGCGCCGCCTGCCACGCTGGTGCCCACTGGCGTCGCCGAGTAACTTTGGCCGGCCTCTTCGGTCATCTGCCCGGGCGTATCTCCCACACCGCTAACAGGCGTTTCCGAGTAACTCTGGCCGACGCCTCCATCGTTCGCTAGCCCGAACGCCTCACTGGAGACACTAGTCCGAGCTGTCCAGTAACTCTGGCTCGCGCCGCCATCGCTCATCGACCCCGCTGCTTCGGTCGAAGCGGTGATTGGCGTATTCGGGTAACTGTGGCTCGCATTGCTCGCGGTCGTCAGGCTGGGCACCTCGCTCAGAGCGCTGACTTGCGTATTCGAGTAACTCTGGCCCGCACCGCTGTCGGTCGTCAGGCCGGGCGGTTCGCTCGGGGTACTGGCCGGTCTCTCCGAGACGGTCGTACCGGCCGCCTCCTTGAAAAATCTAAGAAGCTGCTCTTGCGTTGTGCTGCGCATACTTGGTTTCAGCCGCGAGTTCCTTTTCTAGAATGGCGAACGCTTCAACCTGTCGTGCCGTCAGTCGGTCTTCGTTCATCAGCCCGAGCCGCCTGCGAATGAAGAACTCCTCCACCGTCGTTTGGCTGTCCGCCGTGATCAGGGAAGTGGGGCACGTCCCCAACCTAACCCCCCGGCGCGCCCACACCGGTGGCCCGCCCTCGGCGTGCGCCGCCGGCAGCCAGCCGCAATTACGTTTTGCCTCCAGACCGGACTTTCGGCAAATGTCGCACCTCCACCCGGCCTGGTTGGAGAACTGAAAATGGAAGGCGACAATCAGTTTTTTCGTTCTGCTCCGCTCAGTCCCGTCTCTGCTTTGACGGCCGCCAGGGCTTCCCGAAACAGATCCTCGGGTCCGCTTTCCGCTAACACGGCGGCGGTCGCCACCGTGCCATCTACTTCCAATCCGGCAACCTCCACCAGGCCCCACATCAGGTACAGCCGGTTGATCTCGACCTGAATCAGCGTCGCGTCCATTGTTTCGCCTGGCTTTTGGCCCGCCTCCAGGAACTCCATGCGCCTCGCCAGTTCCCGAATCTGCCGCATCAGTTCCACACGCCGCGCAAAAGACATTCGTGCGATGCGAAACGTGACCCCCGGTGCTACTCGCGACTCCACTGCCTTTACACTCTCGTATGTCATGCCTATCCAAACGCGATTGCGATTTCGTTGTCCACCGTGCCATGCGCACGCGACGGCTTGAACGTCCATTGCAGTCGGTTCGCGCTGTCATCGAATTGCGGAACCTCCGGGATCACGCTCTGCAAGTACACGCCCATAACTTGGCCCTGCATCTGGCCGAGCTGGAACATCAGGCTGATGGGCGTCTGCTCCCGGGCCGCCTGGTACAGCGCTGCCGTTGCGCTGTCGGTCTGGCTGTAGAGTCCGATCGATGCCTGTACCGTTCTCTGTCCCGGCGAGATGGCCTGGGGAAGACTGAAACCGAATTCTCGCGACCGCGTGTCCAGCCCGTTCTTTAGCGCCACTGCCGCTTCTGTGACCGTGAAGAATTGCGCCGGCGTGGTTCCCAACCACGCTTGCCCCAAATTGCCCGGCACGATCGAGTAGTCGAATGCGCCAGCCTCCGGCTCGATCGGGTAGCTCATCAGATTGCCCTGCCCCGTCGTGAAGCTCGCGCTGTCCAGCACGTCCTGCGCCAAACCTTGGAACCGGAACTGGTGGAAATCGCCGTTGATTTGGATCTCCATCTGATCCACCGCCGCACCGCTCAGTATCCGTTGCACCGCGCCCGCCGGATCCCAGTAGTCGAACACGCTGGCGCTGGGCAACTCCGTTGCTGGCTGGTAGGTCACCGTTGCTCCGGTCGTGCTTCCGTTCGCTGGAGCTGCTGTAAACGGCGCGTTGAGCTGCACCGTGTTTGCGTCCACCACCGCCGCCACGAAGCGTATTTCACCGCCGTTTGAGACCGCCTGATTCCCGCTTAGTCCGTGAGGCGCCGCAAAAGCTAGCGTTGTGTTCGAGTAGGATGCTACAACACCCCCATTGAAGAGCTGTGGCGCCGCGCCCAACGCCGCATGAAACAACGGTCCGTAAGATGGCCCCCCCGACGCCGACTGCCAGCTCGTCATATACGTCTGCAGTTCGAATGAAGTGTTGCGTCGGCCGCCCGCCGGCAGGCCGGGAAACGTTCTGCTCCCCGTCTTGTCTTTCCGGCCTTTGACCTCCGGCTGCTGCTGCACGGTTAGCTTTAGCGCCGGTATGCGATTACTTCTTGTGATCGACGCTACGCTGCCGTATCCGCTCTCCAGCGCCGTGTAGAAGCGGTTTGCGTTTGAGGAAATGTACGAAGCCATCTTAGTTGATACTCACTCCTATCTCGAATGTCACCTTGGCCGTCTGCACGAGGTTTTTGCCCCCGCTCTTGACGGCTCCGAATACAACCTGATACCCACCCGCGTAGTACATCCCGCCTCCCCAGTCTCCACGGCTGGCATCCAGCGTCTGCATCACTGCGCTTGTGTATAACTCGACGGTGTCCTGCAATCCTTCCAACCGGTCCTGAGAGTGCCGCACTTCAATCGCCATCTGCGAAATCCCCGAAAAAGTCCGGAACTTCTCCACCAGTTGGTTCACGAGCTTCTCGCAGTAAACGTTCAGCGCCGGGTAATGCACCGGCGTTGCCCGCTCCACGATGTCTAGCGCCACGTTCTCGGCCCTGATCTGCCTCGCACCGAGCGGCGTGATCGCTGTTACGCCACTCAGTGCCATAGCTTCCAGGCTGAGATTCACCCCCTTTGGCCCCCCCAGCAACTGTACGGTCTTGGCGGTCGCCGTGTTTCCTATCGTGTTAGCCATCAGCCCCTCTGTATGATCCGGGACAGCGCCTGCACATAGTTCGGCGCTTGGCCGCACCCGGGTTTGCGTCCCGTCGCGCTGATCCACACCGGCTGCACCCACGCCAACCCTAACTCGATCGGCGAGCTATTCTGCAGCGTCATCCAGTCCGGATCCGCGCCAACGTACATGTTCCAGCCGACGGCGTTCGCCGGCGCCGGGCCGACTTGTGCCGAAAACGAACTGGACGAGGTCGCAATCGCCGCCGGACTCCCACTCGCACCTTCTTCCTTCACCCGGTTCACCCAGGTCGCCGTCGCGTAATAGATGTCGTCCGGCAGACTCCCTGGCGCCGCCGCCAGCGCCGGCGTCATCGCCCGCGGAACGGGTATCGACGCCATCCCGGCCCCGGCATCTATCAACCGCTCGCGATACGAAACGGCCATCTCATGGAACTGGTCGCTCTTGCCTTGGTAGCGGTCGTTCAATTGGCTGTTGTACGCGTCGGCATAAACCAGTTCCAGCGTCCGGTACGCATGCCACAACTTGAGCGCCGTCGTAACCACCACGTCATTCAGTTTCGGCTGCACCACCGCCCACATCGGGCGTTCCGCCATATCCGCCCTCTTGAGCAGCGCATTCAGGTCCAGGCCAACCTCTTCGTAGGCCAGGTCCACCTTCCGCCTCACGTCGATCGCTTCGGTGCTGGCGACGCTCGTCAGTTGCGAGTCCAGCCCAGCCATGTATTCGATATCCGAGGGAGGTCCGTCCGTGAATAGTGCCATACCCCTATGCCTGGCTCTTGGCGCGCTTACCCGCGTCCTGGATTCGGTTCCATTCCGCCATCGGCAGGAATGTCATTTGCACCTTGGCTGCCGTCGCGGCCTCGTCCGCCGCCTGCTTGGCTTTGGCCCGCGCCTCGCGAAACTCGACCGCGTTCGCTTTCTCCGCCAGCCGCGCCGTCCCGTCCACGATCGACTTCGCCGCCAGCGCTGGCGTCACCTCGGTTAGCCTGCCAGCAGCGCCCCCGTCCGGCGTTTCGAAACTCTCGATCACCGGAAATGGCTCGGTAATACTCGCTTCAATGTCCCGTATCTTCTGGTAGTACAGTCTCAGATCCATCCCGCTCCCCTCGCATCTTGTTGCGGGCCGGCGATCGCTTCGGTCGCCGGCCCGCTTCGCGGCTTCGCTCTACTACGTGTTTACCTGCACGCCGCATGCGTTGCGCAGCACGCCGCACCCGTACAGCACGTCCACTGTGAACTGCTGCGCCAGCGTGTTCGGCTGGTAACTCATCACCACCCGCACGCCGAAGTTACCCAGTTCGGCGTACTCCGCAATCGCCCCCGTTCCAGGAAGAGGCTGCGGCAGCCTGCGAACCACCAGGCCAATCGCGTCCCGCGTGAACGCCAGGTTGTGTGTGTTGATCGGGGCGCTCCCCGTTTTCGGCACGAATTGCGACCGGAAAATGTAGAAGTCTTTGTACTTGCCGATCGTCCCGTCGATCAATGCCGCCAGGCCGGCCGCACCCGCCGTCTGGAACTCTTCGAACAGCGGAATCTGCCGCCATGCCGAGTAGGCCGCCGAGTCCACCACGATGTACTTCGGCTCGTTCGGCGGCGCCTTGGCCAGAAACAGCGCCGTTTCCGCCGCGTCCACTGTGCCTTCCGTCAGCGCCACGCCCGCCGTCCCAACCGCCGGGTTTGTCGTGAATCCCGCGTACAGGCCCAGCAGGCTCGTTTCGATGCTCTGCGCAATCGCCGCCACCGCCGGCTGCATGTAGATCTTCAGCAGGTCCGGCACCGCCAGCACCTTCGTCACGTCCGGAATCTGGAAAGTCGCTTCCGCGTGCGTGTTCAGCACTATCTGCGCGTTGCCCAGACTCGGATTCTGTAGCGTGACCGTTCCGCCGGCCGCGATGTTGTTGGCTACCAGCGTCGGCGGAATCGGCACGTTGACCGTATCCCCCGCATTCGCCAGCACCGGTTCGTAATCGCGATTAACCAGGTTCCCCATCACCAGGTTTCCCACCAGCACCGGCAAAGCGTCCGCCGCCACCAGCTTCACAATCGCGTTTGCGACGTTACTGTTTGTAATTGCTCCCATTCTCTCTCCTTGGTTTGTTCTTGCCGGCCTTGCTGGCCGGGATTGTTACTACAGACCCTTTAGGGTCTGCGACGCCACGCGCACGATTTCCTCTCGTACCCGCCGCATGTCTTCCGCGCTCATGCCCGGCCGGATTCGGTCCAGCGTCACCGCCTCGCCTCCGCTCGCCGGACTCTTCAGCATCCCCGCCATCCCGCTCCCCCCGGGTATGCGCGCCGGCAGGAACTCCGGATTCTCTCTTACAAACGTCGCCAGGTACTCGCGCGCCGGCACCTCCCCGCTCTCGCCCCGCGCCACCAGCCGCCCGTCCTCGCTCCGCACGATATCGTCCTGCACCGCTTTGAAGGCCAGATCCACCTTCGCCACACCCAGACGTTGCAGTTCCGCCCGCACCGCCGACGCGCGTTCAGCCTCCTCCGCCATCTTCCGGCTGCGTTTGTTCTCCTCCACCAGCTCGTTCACGCGGCGCTCCAGTTGCTCCCGCCGTCGCCTCTCTTCCTGTAACTCTGCCTTCTGCGCCGGCTCGGCTTTGGCCTGTTCGTTGTTCACGAATTCCTGGATCGCCTGCCTTACCACCGATTGGACGTCGATTCCTTCCATACACCCCTCTCCCCGAATCCCCTCGCAACTTACTCTGGTGTCGCCACCCGCGCCCGGCCTGACAACACTGCCAGCGTCTTCCGCCACCTTAGTCCGCCGCCTCTTCGATCTCTTCCGCCACCCGACTCTTCACTTCCTGCCGTGCGTCGGCCAGGTATTGGAACGCCAGCCGCTTGTAGATCTGCTTAGTCAGCGTCGGCGAGTGGACCCCCAGGCTCAGCAGCTTCTGCGCATTATCCAACTCCGTGCCGAAATCGTCGATGTCGAACTCGTCCATCCCTGCGACATCGACCGAGATCTCGTCCTGTCGCGCCGCCGCTATCGCCCACAACACCTGCTTCATGCTTTCCCGGACCGTTGTCCCGAATGCGCCCAGCACCTCGGCCGTCGTCGCGAAGTCCAGTTGCTTGCCCAGCGCCGATTGGTTAGACGAGCTCGATGCCCCACCCATCGCCTGGTTGTTCAGGTAACACACCCGGTATATCTCGTCTTTCATCTGCACCAGGTTGTCCGCCGCAATCTGGTAGACCTTCCCCTCCGGCTCCGTCCATCCAAACCGGTCTTCCGGTCCAAGTTGGATGTAGTACGACTCGCCCACGATCTGGTTCCAGTCCCGTTCCGAGTAGATTACCGGCATCGCGAACAGCCCCATCGTCAGTGCCCACCCCAGCGCATTCGACTTATTGAAGTGTTCCAGTTGCAGCAGCGCGGCTCTGTTCATCAGCCACAACCCCTCGCTCACCCGCATCTGGAACAGCGGCACCCGGTTCAAGGAAGCCAGCGCGTGCCGGCCTCCGTCGATCTTCTCGATCGGCTTCCCCTCGCCCGCCTTTCGGTAAACCTCGAAGTTCTCCCGGTCGTAGTAGATCCAGTGCGTTTCCTCTTCCCACCTCGCGTCCGTCACTTTCGACTGCTGTAAACACGAGGTCCGGATCACCACCCAGTCCAACCCGCCGTTCGGGTCGTAGTTCCAGTTGATGACTTCCTCCGCCCCGTACTCAGCCAGGTACGCCCGCGACGTCCCCGCCGCGTCTTCTTCCGCTCGCGTCAACGCCGGCCCCGTTGTGCGCGGAAAGTCCACTACCAGGTAGCTCGATCCGCACACCAGCGCTTCCACAAACTGCTTTCGGAAGAACTCGCTCAGGCTCGTGCCCTTCAAGTCGCAGTCGTTCGACAGCAGACTATAGAAGTTCTTCGCCCCTGCGTCCGTCCCTTCCAGCATCAGTGCCGGCTCGCGGTGCATCAGCGTCGCCGCGTACCAGTCCACGATTGAGCCGATGTAGTTCTGATAGAACACCCGATTCAGCCGCTCCTGGTAAACCTCGCCCGGTTCTTTGTGCCGCCGCAGCAGGTACTCCGCGGCGCGCGCCCGTAACTGGTCGCCTCCCAGGTACAGATCCTTGTAGCGTCTCCATGTCGACTTTCGTGCGATGTACTCCGGATGCTCCCGGTTGATCGTCTGCATGATTAGAACAGTCGCTCCTGCCGCTCCCCGATTCTGGGTCGCATTCTGCACTCCTGCCATAGCAAATACCCCAACGCGTCCGATAAGTGCGTCCTCATTCGGTCCCTGTCTTTGTCGATCACGCTCGAATCGGCCTTGTAAGTCACCTGCTCCAAATCCTTGATCAGTTCCCTGCACTTCGGGTCCACCAGCAGCCAGACGTCGCCCGCCGCCGATCGTAGCTTCGCGTTCGTCAGATTCACCCGTTCCCGCACGCTCGGGTTAGCCCTCGGCACGTGGTACTGAAGCTTCATCCCCGAGTGCGCCAGAAAGTATTCCCGGATCATCTCGTAGTCCGACGCTCCCGTCGTTTGCCGCTGGTTCCCCGACGCGTCTCCGTAGATATGTAGGCCCGCCCAATGCTCCGGACACCGCTTCAGGAACTCCTCGCAGGCGTCCATCGTCGTCCCGTTTCGCACCACGATTTCATCCAGCACCTGCACCGTGGTCCCCACCATCTGCACCACCAGCGAACTCATCGGATCCACGTTGAAGTCCAGAGCCCACAGCAACGGCCGCCGCTGGTCGGTCGCCGCGCCCTGCACGTTTCCAGCCCGCGTAAACGAACTGTAAACCGTGCTTCCGCTCAGGCTCACGTACGCGCCCAGCACTTCCTGCTTGAAGAACGGCTCGTCGTAACTTTCCCGCAGCCGGTCATAGAAATCCGGAACCTTCGCTAGTAAGTGCCGGTTTTCGTACGGCTGCGCGACCACAACTCCGTACCCCTTGGTGGGCTCCTCCATGAACTTCCGGTACACCCAGTCGTAGCCTTTCGGCGTCCACACCGCGAAGCCGCACAGCCTCTGCGCCTTCGGATCCCGCAACCGGCCTTCCAGCCGCAGCCACGCCTCCTCCGGCGTGTAAGTCAATTCATCCAGGCCGAACCACGCCAGGTTCGTTCCGCGCAGCCGCTCGAACTCATCCACCGGCCGGAACACGATCCGTGAGCCCGTGTCCCTCATTCGCACCGTGTTCTCTGCCTTATTGTGTTCGTACGGGATTTGGTTGCCGTCCAGTATCTCGAACAGCGT